TGCAGGTCCATTACCTGCTCTGCGAGCGATTGGCCGATGACTGTGTGCGGCTCTGGATCGGGGCAGAACAAAGCAATCGGCACTTCGTCCACGACTTCGTCGTGCAAGATGTGCGCGGCTTCGCCCACGGAGCAAACCCGGCGCAATTCCGCGATACCGTCACCGTCTTTGTCGATGCGAATGTAACTTTCGACGTAGTAAACGCGCAGCAGCGCGTCATCAGGCTGGTTCGTGCTGTCTAGGAACGGCTGGATCGCCGGATTGCGGACGAAAGCCTCATTGTTCAGCTCAAAATTGTCGCCGTATGAGCCCGCATACTCCATGATTTCGTCTTTGTCGTAGCCCATGGCTACGAGGTCCGAAACCGTCTTCAACTGCCGTCTGCCGACGAAAGCAGACGTATCTAGGTCACGCGCATTGCGCGAAACGAGAAATTCTTCGGGCGGGATTGCCTCCACGACCAGTTTGCGCTGTTTTTCTTTCTTGCGGACGCGAATTGAGTACTCAGATTTGGGCGGCATGGGTATGCCGTCCTGCATTTCTTCAATGTACTTCTCTTCCGCCTCGACAACTTCCAAATCGGGGTCGTTGAGCAGGAAAGTGTACTGCTCCAACGTGATTTTATCGAAATAAAATTCACGCACGTCCGTTATTTCGTCGATGCGCCATTGCACGATGCCTGTTTTACGCACGAGTGCGTCTTTGAAGGCATCATACAAGACCTTGAAGCCGTTATTGTCTTGGTAAAAGACGTAATTGACGTAATCCGTAGCCTGTTCGGCCAAAGGAACGTCTTCCATGCTGCGCGGCACGAACTCCACCGCCTTTTCGGCGGAGGTAAAGATACGCAGCAAAGGCGGCATGACCGCCAAAACCACGTCGCGCACTTCTGTGAGGACGATGCTCGACCGATTCTCTTCTTCGTTGCCGAACAAATCACCCCTATAATAAGAGGTTGCGGCTTCGCGGGCGGGAGCCACCCATTCGTCGATGTAATCCGCAGCGTCGTCGATGGCCGAACCCACGACCGCCGCAAATTCTTCGTCGGACATCTTCTCTGGTTCGGCGCTTTCTTCTTCGTCCGCCATATACGGACCGCCATTGTCTTCGTCTTCGACGGGCTCAATGCCGCCGTCTTCCGTGACGCGGTATTTTTTCTCTTTGTCGCCGTCTTTCATTTCGACGGAAACGCCTTCGTCCATTTCGTAAGAAACTTCCATCTCACGCGCCACGATTAACTTCCTTTGCGAACTCGCCACCATGCCCATCCGGTTTCACTACCGGAGTCATAATGCGGGAAAATTTCAGTTACGGCTTGGAAAACGCCTTCCATCGGAAGGTCATCGCCGCCCATTGTACCACCCGGCTTCAATTTAGGCCACCATGCCAGAATATCGGCCTTGACACTGTCGTAATCGTGCCCTGCGTCGATCCAAATGAAATCTACGCTCTCGTCTTTGAAACGACCTGCTGCAATCACACTGTCTTCTTTGTGCGTGTGGATCTTGATCGGTGACGGTTTTATGTTCCGTAAGAAAACCGCGTGCAAATTCGCACGGTCTGGGTCTTTTTCGTGGGCTTCCTCATCGGAGCCCTTCCAATGGTCCACACAGTGGAACTCAATCTTCTTGCCGCTGTTGGCGATTTCCACCGCCATGAACGCGGCAGACCGGCCTTTCCATGAACCCACTTCTACGAAAATAGAGTTCGGTTCGGCGTTTTGCACGGCGTCTTTGTAGGCCGAGCTAAAGTTGAACCAACCCTGTATGCCTTCGTAGAAATGCGGGTGCATCACTTCTTCTTTTTCTTCGCGGCTCGCATATTGTCCACGAGATTTGGGTAAGGACGGCCCGCTTTTGCGGCCATGGCCTTAGCGGACGCCTTCTGTTTCGAGGACAGCTTCTTGTCGGTCTTCGTCGGATCTTTCTTTTCCCAGACTGGCTTCTTCATTTCTTTTTCCCCTTATTGCGGGCGGAAATGGCAGCGGCCTTCTTTTTGGCGTCTGCCTTGGATGAAGCACCCCACGCTTTCAACGAAAGCAGCAATCGCGTCGGCTCACCGTTGGGTTTCTTTTCTGGACCCGGCATGTTCCCCATCCGCGCCAAGAAACTTGCGCGGCGGGGATTGTCGCCGGACTTCACTGGGGCTTTCAAGTCGGAGCCGGGATTCGCCGCTTCATACGACTTCCGGCCCCGTTCGTTGAGACCGCCCTTCGGGTTTTTGCCCGCCTTCTTCTGCCAGTCCGGCGTTTTTGCCATGTTACTTCTTCTTTTTACCTTTGCTCATGCCAGCTTCTGACATGGCGATGGCAATGGCCTGTTTGCGCGACTTCACGACCGGGCCTTTTTTGCCGGAGTGCAGGGAACCTGCCTTGTATTCGCCCATCACTTTGCCAATTTTCTTTTGGGCCTTGGTGGGTTTCTTCATCGGACTACTCCGGTCGAATTGTGGGGAAGACAAGAAAATAAGGCTTTTTGCGGGAATTGTCTATACGACCCCGCGCGGTGGGTTTACACCACGCCACGCACGTTCCGCTTTAGGGCCTTACCGGGCACCCAAGCAGGTGCCCTGCCACCGACTTGGGCGGCGGTACTAGCGAATGTCAGACACAGCGCGTCCGCCAAGTCCGGGCTTCTGAGCCCACGTTTCTTCATCTCGGTCTTGCCTTCGACCTTGATCTTCCCGTTGGACAAGAACGTGTATCTCGGAGAAGCCAGCTCCTGCCGCAAATCGTCGGAGAGCGGCAACTTGCACGCACGCCCTTGCAACCAGTCTTTTGCAGAGAGCCACAGCTCGTCCCTGAGTTTCGCCGCCTGCGGGTTCATGGCGGAACTCTCGGACACGTTGACGTCTCGCACATTGAAACCCTGCTCACGGAGGCGGTCGGCCACGCCACCACCCATACCGATGCTGTCCACGCAGATCTCGGCGGGCTTGTCGATCCCCGCCTCGTAAACGACCTTACCGACCGTTTCCATCAAATCAGCACCGGACCATGATTTGAACTCCACCACGACGTTGCCTTGTCGCTTGCAAAGCACTGTCCGGTCGTCACCGAAACGCGCCACGTCGAGGCCGTAGACGAGCTGCGAATTAGGGTCCATCACCACGTCGCGGACCATGGCTGAATCAACCAACTCTGCCGGAATAAGCACATCGTCGTCGCGGAGCGCAAACTCGCCCAGAACGCGGACAAGATAGGCATTGGACATCTCCCCGTAAGTGGCCGCGATTTGGTCGATGAAGTCTTGCGAGACAAGCGGATTGTCGCGGCAGGATACGTGCATCGTCTTCCAATCGTTCCGCAGCGCATGGTGCGTGCGGAAGAACAGGCCGGAGTTACGAGTGGGGTTCCCGATGAGGACCGTCGTGGCCGAATGGCCGGACATGCTGCCTGCGGCACTCTCGAATACTGGCTCGGGGATGGCGGACGCTTCGTCGCAGATGAGCAGCACATGCTCAGAGTGGACGCCTGCGAGGGCTTCTGGCCGTTCGGCGGAGGACGTTCTAGCCGAGATGAAGCTGCTTTCGGGTGCCGCTTTTAGCACAATTCTATCGGAGAAGACCTCGATGCTATCGCGTAGCACCGGGGGGAGGGTGTTGATCCATTTTTTAACTTCGGAGAAGAGCGCGTCAAACAACTGGCCGGAGGTGGGGGCGGTACACACTGCCTTCTGCGGAAACCGGGTCAGCATGTGCCAAATGAGCGCCCAAGAACAGGCCGTCGATTTGCCAACACCGTGACCCGCCCGGACGGACAGACGCCGCTCGCCAGCCGCAATGGCATTGAGGAAGTCCTTTTGCCATGGGAGCGGTTTGGCTCCGAGTACGACCTCCACAAAGGCCACAGGGTCATTTTTATATGCGTCAATAAATAGCGCGTAGGCGTCCTGCATCGTCGCAGGTGACGGGGGTGGAGGGGTCGGGGGCGTTTCAGTTTTTTCGTCTACGGGCTGCGGGTGCTGGCCAAGGCCAGCGCCCCTAGGGGGCCCCATACCCACGGGGGGCTCATTCTGGGCCCCGCGCCCCATTTTGGGCTTGTCGCCCCGTTTTGGGTCTGTCGCCCCATCTTGGGCACCGAGCGCCTCAATTCGGGCTATCACGCTCAGTTTAGGTTTCTTGGCCCGTTTCGTCATCATCATCCTCAAATATTGCGTCATGAACCATTTGGCCAATATCCTGCTCAGATTGTGCAGGAGACATGGCAAGCGGGCGCATTGGCTCAATTACCCCTCTTGACTGCTCAATTTGGGGCGTGATGTCCAGAATGGGCGGTGTCTCATTCGGCTGGGCGGACTTACGCGCTAATGAGATTAACGCCGCTAAATGGGCGTTTGGCCCATGTTCGACAGAAACGTCTAGTTTTGCCTGTTTAGGTATTGGGGCGACGCGCGCCAGAATTTCTTTGGCCGCGCCAAGAGCGATTGATTCATTGCTGCTTTGCAGCAATTCGCCAAGGCGGCGCGCCGCCCCTTCGCCAAGGCCTTCAACTATCCGGCGCGTGCGCGCTTGGCGCAGATTGAGCCCGCCGGGATTGCCCGGTTTTCCCTTTTCAAAGGGCATTTATTTAACCCCGTTAACCTAATGTTACATTATAACATTTCATAAGCGGCCAAGGGTGTCAAATCCTGTCATGCAGGCTAGGACGCAATAGGAAAGCCGCTGAGCGGTTTTATGCCTTGTCCGGTGCAATCGTATAGGCAAGGTCCGACTTTGCCGCCTACGGCCAAAACCCATTTTAGGGCCCCGTTTTGGGTCAATCGCGGTTTTTTGGGTTAAGTTTCGTCTAGGATATTAAGACGAAATGTGCATAAATGAAATCACGGCAATCGAGCCGGACATAAAAAAGGATTAGCAGATGGAACCCGCTTTCGTTACTAACGGCGCGCTCGCAATCTTAGCGGCGCTCGTTTTTGTGCCCGCTCTTATTGGCCTCGTTTTTCTTAACCTCAAAAACTAAGGGGAAGGAATCATGTCGTCACGCTTTGCAATCTATACCCGCTCGGGCGCGTCTCAGGCCTATGTGTTTTCGGAAAGTTTCCCAACTTTCAAACAAGCGCGCGAAAAAGTGCAACAGAATAAGCGGCTCTATAGCAATGTGGATTCTATTATCATCGAAAGCGGGAGCCCTAATCAAAAGGTTGACCCCTATCACGCAATGATGATTTCCGAAAACGCATAAAAGGCGGGCCTTAGGGCCCGCTTCTCTCCCCTTCCCAACAAAGGATTAAAACCATGTTCTCTTCTCGTAAGATCGGCGGCATCCGTTTTCTTCGTATTGGCCGCTTGAATGTATCGTTCTCAATATCACGCAAGCGCGCGGCGCGTCCGTTCAATCCATCCTTTGCGCTTGGTTCTACGCTTAACGGCACTAGCACGCCGCTCGGCCATGCCTATTGGACGCGTGATGAGCGCGCCGCATTTGAAGCCTCTCGCTCTTAATCTTCCCCAACCCAACTAAAGGAAAAATCACCATGTTAAAGATCATCTCGCAAAACTCAGTCGAAACCCGCGATTTTAATGCCGCGCCTATCCTGCTTTCCGATCTGGAACGCGCCGTTCCGTCCATTGTTGCGGATGAGCCGCACGAAAGCCGCTCGGCGCGTTATGGTTTCGTCTCAACTTTGGACATCTTAATGGGCCTGCGCGACCGTTTCGCTATAACCAAGGCGATGCAATCGCGCGTCCGCGACAATAGCACCGGGCGGCGTGAATATACAAAACACATGATCCGCTTGCGGGCCCGCGATGCCGGTGGCGTGCCAGAGCTCGGCGGCGTTTTTCCGGAGCTCGTTTTGATCAACTCTCATGACGGCTCATCATCTTATCAACTTATGTCGGGCTTGTTTCGTCTCGTATGTGCAAACGGCATGGTTGTATGTTCCGAAAGCTATGGTTCAGTCCGGATCCCGCATCGGGATAGTGCCGTTAAAGACGTTATAGACGCCTCATATACGGTTGTCTCAGACGCCCAAAAAACGATTGAACGGGCTAAGGCATGGCGCGCAATCGAATTGAACCCCGACGAACGTATGGCCTTTGCAGAAGCGGTTCATGAGATCCGCTTTGCAGATAGCAACGCCGGGCAGGCTATCACGCCGCGCGCTTTGCTATCGCCGCGCCGCTCGGATGATGTCGGGCCAGACTTATGGTCAATTACTAATCGCTTGCAAGAGAACGCAATCAAAGGCGGCTTGTCCGGCTTTGCGCGCGGATCCAACGGGCGGATGCGCCGCGCCGGGATGCGCTCAATTAGCGGCGTGGATCAGGATGTTCGCCTCAATCGCGCAATATGGGCCTTCGCTGAAAAACTAGCCGAGATGCACGGCGCGTAAGACGCCGCAAGCGGGCCCGGCGCAAGCCGGGCCTATTCACGTTTACAGAGGAAAAAAAATCATGAGCGAATATCGGGTTCATTTGACGCTAAAAAGCAGGAACGAAAAAACCGGGCCGATCCCGGTTTCTACTACTACAGCAAAAACATGTCCAAACGATTGCCCGCTTAAAGGCGGGCCATGCTATGCCGAACATGGGCCTATCGCGATGTTTTGGCGCAAGGTAACAGACGGACGCGCGGGCATTTCATGGGATGCGTTTTGCGTCTCGGTTTTCGCTTTGCCGCTTGGCACATTATGGCGGCATAACCAGAGCGGAGACTTACCGGGGGACGGCGTCAGGATTGATAAAACCGCCTTGAGCGCGCTCGTTAGGGCCAACGCTGGCAAGCGTGGTTTTACATATACGCATTACAGCCCAAAACTAAAACAAAACGCCGCCGCAATAGCCCATGCGAATAAGAGCGGCTTTACGATCAATCTTTCTGGCAATACGCTGGCCCATGCGGATCAACTAGCATCGCTCGGGATTGGCCCGGTTGCGGTAGTTTTGCCGATTGACGCCGCCAAAAACGAAACGCTCAAAACGCCGCAAGGGCGGAAGATTGTCGTCTGTCCCGCGACCTATCGGGATGATGTAACGTGCAAAACTTGCGGCTTATGCGCCATTGCAAAACGGGATTTTATTATCGGTTTTCCGGCGCACGGGATCAGTAAGAAAAAAGCGGAACTGGTCGCAAAGGGAGCGCGGTGATGAGGCTTTATCACGCGGTTTATGATTTTGCGGGCAATAATAACGCCCCCATAGTTGAGACGTTTACGAGCAAAACGGCGGCTTTGGCTCAAATTGCCGCGCGGTGGAAGGATCATCAACAAGATGAAGCGGGTTTACCTGATCCGATAGAAGACGGCTCAAAGGCTCTTTTTATGCTTGATGAGGAAACATGGATTTGGCTATGCTACAGTGAGTTAAACAATGATTAAACGCATAATAGACTTAGCGGCTTTCGCTTTCGCGCTTTGGTGCGTTTTCACGTGGTGGTTGGCCAAACGAGGCTAACCCGTAAAGACCTATTAAAGCCGCCTCGGCCCGATTGTGGTGCATCTTTAACGGCCAATGCTCAAAGCCTAATAGCCGTCCGGCATATTGCCGGGCGGCTTCTTTGTCCGCCGGGCAATCAATCGCACGCTTCCAAACGGACGACACGACGAAACGCGCCGGAAAGCCTAGCAAGCGCGCGACCGTCTGCAGCGCGCCCATGGTCGCGCCCATGCTAAACGCCGTATTGGACGAAATACCGGGCGGCGCTGTCATGCGCTCGCATATGAGCAGATCAGGCTTTTCTTTCTTCAACTCGGCCAATAGGGCGGCGGCGTCTATATATCGCCGGATCTTTCCGGCGTTAGTTTTCTCGGCATAGGTCGGAAGGTCGCGCAATGCCAGCACGGCGGGCGCGCCGCTATCGTTTGAGACTTTGGCCCATGCGCCGCTCACGCCGGGATCTATTGCAATGACGGTAGCCATGCCGCCCAATATCCCGGCAAAACCATGCCCGGTCAATTCGGGCAGCAAAACCTATCCCGATTTTTTATGCTCAATTTGGGTTATAGGCGGAAAGCCCCATTTTGGGTGCCCCATTTTGGGTGCCCCATTTTGGGTGCCCCATTTTGGGTGCACCATTTTGGGTGCCCCATTTTGGGTGCCCCATTTTGGGTGGCCCGAAATGGGCAGGAAAGTTTTAGGAAAAGCCCTACAGTAGGGCGTAACCCTGAGAAAGTTTTAGGAAAAGCCCTACAGTAGGGCGTAACCCTGACACCCCCCTATCGAACGGAAGGGGCAAGGGTAAAGAACGCCCCCACCCCATCAAAAGTAGACACCTAGACAGCGTTTTCAAAAAGTTTCCTGTAAAGGGGGATATAAAGACCTATTTATAGCACCAGCCTAGACAAGAAGGGGTATTGATGTGTGTATTTAATAGTTTTTAGAAAAAGAGGTGTCTAGTGTCTAATTTAGGGGTTAAGTATCTGAATAACCTCAAAAAAAAAGTAGTTAGTAACCACTTTTTGAAAAAGCCCGAGGTGTCTTAGTGTCTATCGAGGCTCCTCCGACACTAGACACCTCGGTGTCTAATCACGAATGTGGTGTCTAGTGTTTTTTAGGGTGGTGTCTACTCCGACGAAGAGCCCCAAAACGGGCCGTTCGTCCATTTTTGCCCGTTGATCTGCCACCCACCTTATGCCATGTTGACTAAGACAACGGGCGATAGGGCCGGTTGCATTAACAGAGTGAGACAGAGAGATGGCTAAAAAGACACGCACCACTAAGACCACCCCTAAGGCCCCGCAGGTCGATTGGCGGGACGTTGCCAAACGGCAGGCAAACATCTTGGAAGAGGCTTCTATGGGTATTTTTGAGTTAGAGATGTCGCTCAGAGCCCTTGCCGATAATTTCTATCGGACGGACAACGATGTTGTGGCCTGTCTGATCCCCACCTTCGCCCGCGCTGCGGCATCCATCCAAGACCGTATTGACATGCACCTTGCTTACCTCCCCTCCACAGAGGCGGGCGAGTAATGCCGCTACCAAGCAACATTGTCTACGCAGAGGCGCACGATGATGGGTATGACTGGTGGGCGGTTGTCTACGCCTCCGACCATAATACCCAGCTCGTGTCCCGTGGCCCCTACCCCGACGAAAGCACCGCCCAACACGCGGCGGTGATGATCGCGGAAAAGTTGGCGATACACGTGCAGGGGCTGGAGTTTCGTTTGAAAGAGAAAGGCAAAGCAGATGTGCGAGGATAAGGCACCTGACTTCGTGGTGTGGTTGACGTTCATTCCGTTGATTACGGTTTTATGGGCGTTTTGCGCTTTGGTCTTGCGGGGCGCATGGATGATATGGACTGGCAAACTAAAAGGGCAAACACCATGGGACGAATGAAAGCGATGCTATTAGACGAGGACTGGGAGTTCAACGCACGGCTTGAACGCGGCGAGGAATACCCCGTGTCCGTCGAACGGCACCCACAAGACCGGAGCTTCTACTCCGTTTGGTATTACGACAAGGAAGTGGGCTTCGTGCAGTGGTCGAAGCTGACGCAGACATGGCGCGCGGTTTCTGCGACGACGCACCGCGTCCACCACGTTGATTCCCAGAACCAAGCCGTCGCAAAAGTGTTGGAGGAAATGGCATGATACTGGAAAGCGTCAAGATCGAAGACATAGTCCTGCTCCCAATACACGTAAAGGGACAGATGACCTCCGCTGGCTACATAGAAGTGGAGTTTTCTGAGGGCTTCGACGGTAAGACCCGCCTTTCGTTGCACGCCAGCACCCGCGTTTATGACGCGGAAAGCGTCGTAAAGGAAATGCGCCCCATTGAGGTAGACGACATTGTGTTCGTTGCTTTTGTGTCTGGAGTTTGGCGCGTTGCGGACCGTTACAAAGACACGCTGTTCCTGACGCCGCATAATTGGGACGGTGAAGCACGAGCGGTGAAAGTAGACGCCTGCTACCACGCTAACTTAAAACCGCACGAGGGTAAGTGATGTCCCGCAAAATCTGGGAAGGTGTTACGTCGTTCCTTACGCTCGTGCTGATTGCGGTGGTGTTCATCGCTTCCATCCTCATAGTCCCCACGGTCGCGTGGTTTTTCCTAGCAGGGAGATAAGAGAATGTTTCCGAAGATCATGGATTTTATCTACGCCGCCGTGGGCGTGCTGGGCGTGGCGCTGGGCTTCGTCGTGGCAGTCATGCTCATCTTACTCATGACCAAAGAAGTCTGCGCCCAAGGAGCCTGTTACACCAACACCTATTTCCAGAACGGCAAAATGGTGGTTTGCCAAACCTGCTGTAACGGCAACAACTGCACAACGGCGTGCTTCTGATGAACCCAATAGACCGTATCAACATGGAAATGCTGAGAAGCGACATTGAGTTCCTAGAAAAGCGTGTCGATGCCTTAACCCAAAAGGTCAATGTCAAATTAAGAAACGAAAATGAGCAATTACGGGTTTTGGTCTACCGTTTTCTTGACCTCGCTAGTGAAGCCGAAAGGATATTAAATGAAGTGGACAAAAAGGTTCCTTGATCTGGCGGCACACGTCGCACAATGGAGCAAAGACCCGTCCACCAAGGTGGGCGCGGTCGCCATACACCCAGCTACGCGGGCGGTACTAGAAACCGGCTACAACGGCCTCCCGCGCGGCGTCGAAGACCTCCCCTGCCGCATGGAACGTCCGGCGAAGTATCTCTGGACGGCCCATGCAGAGGAGAATTTGGTGGCGCACGCGGCGAGGAAGCAGCTCGAAGGGGCCACGGTCTATGTGACGCACTTGTGCTGCGCGAATTGCACGCGGATGCTGATCAACGCTGGCATCAGCAAGATCGTGTGCGGACCGGGGCTGACCAACATGGATTACCAGCACTTCCAAGTGGCAAGGACAATGCTGGCAGAAGCTGGCGTAGAATTGGAGCTAAACGATGTCGAACAATGATGGTGCGGATTTCGCCCGAAGTATTTCTGCCGGGGAAGAACTGTCGAGGCTCATGGTCGAGGCGGAATATCTGCGGGAAGAGAACAAGCGGCTGCGTGAGGCGCTGCGTGAGATCACTGAAGGCGACCGGCCCTACAACGACAAGCAATTTCATGTTGGCTATTGGGGCGCGAAAGCCCGCGCCGCGCTTGGGGAGGGGAAGGAATGAGCTTGATTGAAGGTTTCTTCGCCGCATTGTTGGCGACCACCCCTGCCCCCGCCAATACCACGGACGCCATGCTGGACGCTGCCGCAAAGCAGCACGGCGTCCCGGCACATTTGGTGCGCGGCGTAGCGTGGGTCGAAAGCCGCAAAAGATGCGGTGCAAAGAACGGCCAATATCGGGGCATCATGCAGGTAGGCCGTGCAGCCGCACGCGAAGTCGGGGTGCCATACCCATTTCGGGCCTGTCGGGATGAGATTGAGGCTGGCGTCCGATACCTAAAGGTGGCAATCTCAAAGGGCGGTGAGGGTTGCGCCGGGGTGTCTTTGTATCAGTCGGGGCACGGCAAGAAACCACGCTGCACGAACTACGGCAAAAAGGTCATGAGAGCAGCGGAGAAGGAAAATGGGTGAATACTTCCATTACCAATTTGAGGAAGTCCCAGTCCGGTATGAAGGCAAGGAAGTCTATGCCACGGGCGAGGCGGAATTGTATTGCGAACTAGAACTGCCTGATCCAGAGGTCGGCATCAACAACATGGACGTGAAGTGGGAGATTTCCTCCATGGGCTTCTCCCTATCCGACGAAGAAGGTGCGGAGCTTTTCTTCACGGGCGATGCTGCCGTGGACTGCATGGGCGTCTATAGGCAGGTGTATCAATATATGCGCGACATGGACGATGATGTGGTGAACACCGTCCTCACCGAGATCTCTTGGTCTTGATTTATGTCTAGGGAACTAATACCGTTTTCCTGACACGGAGGCGGCTGTGGAAAACTGTGTAAATTGTCGGTTTTGGGACCATGATGGCTTGTCCTCGTATGGGATTTGCCGCGCAATACCCCCTGCCGGACAATTAGGATGGCCCCGTGTCCAGCCTAACGACTGGTGCGGAGCCTTCGAAGAGAAAAAGAAAACTGTGGAAAACTTACAAAAGACGGAGAAAAAAGATGGCCGACGCACAGCGCCAATTCGCTAAACACTACAAGGAAGTTCGTGCCCGCTTAGAGCGCACGACGCCCACGCCGCCAGTGCCTAAGGTGGTGCTGCCGGTCGTGAAGACCAACAATTTCGAGACACGCACCGACGAAGTCAAAGCATGGGTCCAGAAGGAACTGGCCCGCTGGGAGACTGTCCCCCGTGTCTCTGAGACGATCCCCATCAACGTGCTGATCGAGCAAGTGGCAACAAAGTATGGCATCTCGTCGCCGCTGATGCTGCAGGATTCCCGCATGAAGAACCTCGTCCACGCACGGCAGGAAATGTTTTATCGCTGTGTCATGGAAAAAGGTTGGAGTTATGCCCGAATCGGGCGCTACTTCGACCGGGACCATACGACGGTCCTACACGGCGTTCGCGCCCACGCACGGAAGCACAACCTACCCCTGCCAGACGGAGTGAAACGGTAATGGAAGACGAGGATGATTTCATTGCAGAAGCCGCCGCCTACCAGCCCTCAGAACTGGCACAAATGGCATCATCCTTGGTTGCCCTATCCAGAGCCGTTGACCAATCACGGGACAAACATGCTCGCTTGCATCTACTTACCGCCATGTCAGGCATCGCCTACATGCTCAACCCACCCAGAGGAGAACTCATCCTCGCCACTGAGAACGGAAAGCGGTGAGCCGGACTACCGGGCGCTTTGGGTGGAGGCGCAGGCAGAGTTGGCGGTCGAGAAGGCCGTGCGAGAATGTTACCAGCAGATTGCGACCGAGCGACTGCTACGCATTATGGAGTTAGAGAATGGCCGTTGATTTGGACGCAATCTTCGAGAAGGCCGAGGACGTGGATTTCGACCACGTGTTACTAATCGGTATCTCGTCGTCGAACGGCTCGTTTCACATTATTGGCGACGAGGACATGACGGCCCCTATTTCTTTAACGCTGCTTGCTGTGGCGCAGAAATTGGCGGTGGACAGTTTGTCCGAGAGCGGCGTGGGGCCTTTGAATTGACGCTTTGGAAACATCAGGAAGAGATTTTGCCCGCACTGAAAAGCGGGCATTTTCTTTTGGCGTGGGAACCCGGCTGCGGGAAGACCCGGCCATTGTTGGAAGCAGGTAAATGGGGCAGGCAGTTATATCTGTGCCCGTCCTCGATCCGGTTCCAAGTTGCAGAAGAAGCCGTGCGATACGGTGTGCGGACCACCGAAGCCGTGCAAATTATTCGCACAGGCAAAGACAAAGTGCGCGACGATGCGGGGTTGGTGATTGCATCCTACGACCTCGCCGCCACGCCAGCCGTGTGGAAACAACTGTTTGGCATGAGCTGGGACAGTCTGGTGCTAGACGAAGGCCACATGCTGAAGACCCCGTCCGCCAAACGGACGCGGGCAGTGTATGGCTTTAAAGCCGATAGTGCGGGTGCGTTGTTTAGACGCGCGGAAAAAGTGTGGGTGGCAACTGGCACGCCGATCTTGAACGACCCCAGCGAGATTTGGACGCACGTGAGCCGCTTGTTCCCAGAGGCCAAGGGTGATTGCCGGACGCTGACGCATTGGATCGAACGATACTGTCAATATACTGACACCCCCTATGGGCCAAAGATTTTCGGTGTCAAAAACTCGGCAGAATTGCAACAGAATTTAAGCAAGACAATGTCGCGTCTGCGTAAAACGGACGTGCTGAGAGATTTGCCGCCATTGCTGGTGGACACATTCACGGTCGAGCCGCAGGACATTGATTTGGAAGGCGTCCCGATGGACGCACTGGAAGAACTGCAAAGGCTTTTGCGGGAGGAACCTGATGATATCAGATCCATCGAAACGCTATCAGTCCCTTTGGCAACGCTGCGTCGGCGTATTGGACTGGCGAAAGCGAAAACCGTGGCGGAAGCAGCGCAAGGATATTTGTGGTCCGGTGGTAGCGGTAAGGTGTTGGTCTTCTACCAGCACACCGATGTCGGGGAAGCGATTTGCGACGCACTGCGTGCTAGCCAACCAGTCCTTTATCAAGGTGGAATGACACCGACACAAAGAGAAGTTGCGATCAAGACGTTCATGAAAGATCCGAAGTGCAAAGTGTTCGTCGGACAAATCCAAGCGGCAGGCACAGGTTTGAATTTGCAAGTGGCGGACAGAGTGTTCATCGCAGAGCCTTCATGGACGCCCGCGCTCAACGAACAAGCCATCGCACGCGCATATCGGGGCGGACAACCCAATATGGTCCA